ACAAATTAAATTCTATCTTAAATAAGATTACTCATGAAAAAAAAGAAAAACCTTCAAAAAAGCAAAAATGATAGTTCAAACAATAATAACAATGTTGAATATCAAAATAATGAATCCAAAAATGATACAAGCCCTATCGTCTATCAAAGAACAAAATTAAAACATGAGTTATCAATATTTGAACGAGAATTAACAGAAAAACAAAAAGAATTTTTAAATATAGCTTTAAACAAAGATACCAAAATGGTATTTGTTAGTGGTCCTGCGGGTTCTAGTAAAACATATATCACTATATATTCTGCATTAAAATTATTGAGTCAAAAGAAAGTAAGTGATTTACTTTATATTAGAAGTGCTGTAGAAAGTGCTGATAGTAAAATTGGATTTTTGCCAGGTGAAGCAGATGAAAAAATGGCACCTTATATTCAACCTTTGTTGGAAAAATTAGCAGAATTGTTACCAAAACGAGATATTGAAATTTTACAGAAAGAAAATCGTTTGGATAGTATTCCCCTTGGATTTTTGAGAGGATTGAACTGGAATGCTAAATGTATTGTTGCGGATGAAGCGCAAAATATGACAGTAAAGGAATTAACTACTCTAATTACAAGAGTGGGGGAGTTCAGTAAAGTATTTATATTGGGTGATCCAGATCAAAGTGATATCAATGGTAAAAGTGGTTTTACTAAGATAATGAATGCTTTTGACGATGATGAAAGTAAAGAAAATGGTATTTATACATTTAAATTTACTGAAGAAGACATTGTTAGAAGTACTTTAGTAAAATATATTGTTAAAAAATTAAAAAATGTCAAACCACAATGATATATATATCTATTAAAGATATATGTCCAATAGTAAGAAAATTACTGATTTAGCTCCTTATACTGATACACAAGTTCAATCAGATGACTTGTTGTTTATTACAGATATTGCTGCTCAAGAAACTAAAAAGATTACATCAATAGATCTTGCGGACTATGTTATAAGTGCAAAGTCCGCATCTATTTATAATGGTAATTACAATGGTACTTTTACTGGCAGTTTTAAAGGTGATTTAAATGGTACTAGTAGTTGGGCAATTAATGCTTTAACTGCAGCTTATGCAGCGAATAGTTCTGGAGAATCAAATACTGCAAGTAATGTTGGAACATCTGGTGTTGGATTTTTTAAACAAAAATCAGGTGTAGATTTACAATTTAAAAATATAGTTGCGGGAACAAATTGTTCTTTAAGTGAAAACTTAACAGAAAATACAATTACTGTAAATTTAACAAGTACTACAACATCTCCTGGTGGTCCAGTTGGATCAGTTCAATTTAATGTTCCTGGAAGTCAATTTGGAGGTAATTCAAATCTTTCGTGGGATACAACTAATAATGATAGATTTACTGTAATAGGAGGCATTAATTCTACAACATTTACATCTAGTGTATTAAATGCAGTTGGATATTTAGGAACTGCTAGTTATTCAACTAGAAGTGATAATGCTAATAATTCAATATCTAGTAGTTTTTCATCTAAAAGTCAAACAGCAGAAACTGCTAGTTATTTTGCAGGAACTGGAGCGGTTCTTTCTGCCAATTCAATACAATATAACACTAAACAATCTGGAACAGGAACTTCTTGGGTTGATACTGGACTATCAATTACCATTACACCAAAATCTGTAAATTCTAAATTATTGATAAATACATCAATTGTTTTAGCGAATGGAGATGCAACTGGTAATGCAATTGCAGGTTTATTTAAAGATTCTACACCGTTACTTGAACAATTTGCAAGTGTAAATTTAACAGTTTTTGATGCATCTCCACAAACTACAACTTATTTAGATGTTGCGGGCAGTTTATCTGCTAGAACGTATGTTGTAAAAGTAAAAGGAAGTGAAGCTACTGCCACATGGTATACTAATCAATCGTCTGGTTATCCCACTTTATATTGGGCAACATCATCAATGACAATTTTAGAATTTAACATTTAATATGCCAACAACAAGTATAAAAATCAGTCAATTAGATCCTATTACCAGTTTAACTGGCAGTGATTTTTTTCCAATTGATCAAAGTAGTTCTATAAAGACTTATAGAGCTAGTTTATCACAATTACAAAATCTATTTTCTACTGGTAGTTTTACTGGATCATTAACTGGTAGAATTACTGGTACAGGCGACTCTCCTCAATTTGTAGGAACAAGTAGTTGGGCAATTAATTCTTTAAGTTCAAATAGTTCAATTAGTGGAGCTTTTTCAATAAGTAGTAGTTATGCATTAAGTTCTTCAAACGCATTGACTGCAAGTTATGCATTAAATTCAAATGCAGCAGATTTATCTGGTGTAGGTACTACAAATTATATTCCTATATGGACAGGTAATAAAACTTTAGGATCAACATCTGATTTTTATTCCGAAACAGGTTATTTTACATCTACAAGAGATTTAAAAGTTATAAAAAATGCTCCCGCATTATTTGTTACAGGTTCTGGTGGGGGATATGTAGCAGTAAGAGCGGAATATAATAGTGCTTTAATGTTACAAAGCGCTCAATCATCATCACAAGATGGTTGGATGATGATAGTAAGTGCAGATGATGCAAATGCTGCTCCGGGAGTTCCATATGATATTAGAGGAAGATTAGATTTAACTACTGTTAGTGCATCTTCACAGTTTATATCTAAACAAGTAACTGATGAATCAACACCAATAACTTATGTATTGTCCACAAGATCTAATGGATTATATTATTGGCCACAACCAGGCGCACAGTCGTTATCAAGAGATGGTACATTTAATATTGGTGTAGATACTAGCAATCCAAATACAGATACTAGATTAAAAATACAAGTTTATAGTGGAAGCAGTGTGTCAAATCCACAGACATATCATATTAGAAAAGCAATTGAAGTAACTTACGGAAGTGGTTCAACCTTAAATACTACATTCTGTGTAAGTAGTAGTGGACAAGTATATTCTACTGGATATAATGTAATTAGTAGTTCAAATTTTGCATATACAAGTTCTCTTAAATCTGGAAGTTTTGCAGTAATAGAAGATAATAGTATAATGTTTTTATTTGCTAGAAGTGCAAATGGTACATTACGATCTGCAAGTTTGGCATAAGAAAAATTTGAATTTTTTCTCAATTAAATGATATATATAATTTAGATGACTAAAACAGTTATCCGTGTATGTCCCAAAAAGAGTACATGAAAATGGGTCTAAATAGACCATTTAAGAAAGGAAAAATATATATGTCAGTAGTAAAATATCAAACAAATCCGTTATTTCGTGCAGTTCATCGTGATGAGTTTTTAACACCATTTGATCAAATTTTTGATGAATTCTTCAAAGCAAATGCTCCCAATTTTAGTCAAGACTTTGGTGCAGACTTTTTTGAAAAAGGATCGTATCCAAGAGTAGATGTTATTGATTACAGTGATAAAGTTGTTATAGAAGCTGAAGTTCCAGGTTTAAGTAAACAAGATGTAAATGTTGAAGTGGAACAGAATGTACTCACTGTCAGCGGTGGTAAAAGTAAAAATGTTACAGATTCTCAAGGTGGAAAATACATCAGAAGAGAATTAAAACGATCTAGTTTTCGTAGATCATTTACTTTGGGAGATAACATAGAAAAAGATACTGTATCAGCCACGTTTGAAAACGGTATTCTATTAATTACTCTCAATAAAGTAAAGCCTGCGACACCTGAAATAAGAAAAGTTACGATTAAATAATAGGTTATATATTTATTATATACCCTCTATTGTTATAAACAGTAGAGGGTTTTTTCTTTTCTGACTATATATACTGTATGAAAACACCATTTACCTTTGAAAGAATAGTAGGATTATCATCGTTATTTATAGCGAGTTGTGCTGCTTTTTTTAGTATTATTGGTATTGGTATGTTATTCAGTGGATCGGCAATCGCATCTATGATTATGGCTAGTTCACTTGAAATTGGTAAATTGGTTGCTACTACATTTTTATATAGATACTGGAAAAGATCACAATTATTATTAAAGACTTATCTTATTTTAGCAGTTGTTGCATTGATGTTTATTACATCTTTAGGTATTTTTGGTTATTTAACATCTGCATATCAACAATCTGCGATTGAAAACAAATTGAGTGAAGAAAAAATTCTTTATATACAAGATCAAAAGAAGATGTATAGTGATAAAATAAGTGATGCAAAGAAAAGAATTGAAAACATTAGTAAATTAAGAGTTAGTCAAGAAGAACGATTGAATGAAAGTATGACCAATGTAATCATCAGTCGTAATCCAATTCAACTAGCACAGATACAACAATCAACAAAAGAGTTTATTGATAAAAGTGAAAAGGACATAGATACTGAAAATAATAAGATTCAGTCAACTGTTGATGAAATACAAAAATTAGACAAACAAATATCAGATATTAAGATAAAAAGTGGTGGACAGAAAGATTTACAGACATTTAAATTTGTAGCAGATGAATTTGGTGTAGATATAAATAAAGTAGTAAAGTGGTTTATTATTTGTCTTATATCAGTATTTGATCCACTTGCAATTTGTTTATTATTAGCTTATAATACCACGTTGGGTGATGCAATCTATGTGAAACCTACAGTTAAAGTAGAAGAAAATCCGAGTAAAGAACCAACTTTAGAAGAAATTGTTGAACAGGCAAAAGAAGAAGCCACACAAGAAGTTAAAGACGGACAATTAATAAAAGAAATTATTAGAGAAGTTCCTGTTCATATAGAAAAGGAAGTTATAAAAGAAGTACCTATAGAAAAAGAAGTAATAAAAGAAGTGATGGTAGATAACAGTTATAAACCTAATCATTTTAGTTTTTAAATTAAAATTACTAGATTAGTAATAATTATTTGATTTTAGAAATTTTTACGATATATTTAATTATCAGTTTACTATTAAAATATTATGGACGAATTTGATATAAAAGAAGTATTGGATATTCTCAAAGAAGCAGAAAAGAACCAAGATTGGGATTTAGTGAATGAAGCAATATCATTTATGGAAGAATATCTTGATAATGAAGACGGTTCAGAATATGATTGATTTATGTTAACACTAATAATAATACTCACAGTAGTATTGACGGTTTCAATATGCGCAAACATTTATTTTTTCATTAAAATGAATGATTTATTGGATGTAATAGAAACAATGCAACAATGGAGTGATCAATATCAAAATTTGGTAGAGAACACATATCGTAAATTAAAAGAAATTGATGAAAAACAAATTTTTGAAAAAGACGATGATGTTGGTTTTGTTTTTTCAGAGATAGTTAGGCTGATTGAATTAATCAAAGAAAAATCTAAATGAAAAAATCCAAGAAAAAAATGAAGGTTTTAAAAAAAAGAGATGTTAAGAAAAAAGTTTTAAAAAATCTTAATAAAAAAGTCTCGGTAAAATCAACAAAACAAAAAAAGAAAATGGTTATAAACAAAGTTAAGAAAGAAAAGAAAGTTATTCCTATTAAAAAGGAAAAAAATATTAGGAAACCAACTCCTAAAATTATCATTGAAGAACCTTATGTAGAACCTGAATCTCCTAAAAAGAAATCTACAGAAAAGATGTATTTCACTAAGGATACAGAAATGTATATTATTAAATACAATAAAGAAGAAGATCAAAATATCAGAAATGATATTTACGAAACTCATATTAAAAATGCATTTGAAAAGTTGGTAGAAAATGTATTTAACACATTCAAATTTACATATTTTGATAATAGTCCTATTGAAATTCAAAAAGAAACAGTAGCTCATTTGGTTTCTAATATGAATAAATTTGAAGAAGGTAAAGGTAAAGCATTTAGTTATTTTAGTATTGTTGCCAAAAATTATCTTATTTTCCATAACAATGGCAATTATAAAAAATACAATCAACACGTAAACATTGCTGATACTCCGAGTGAATCTTCAGTATGTTTGCAAACCGTTGATCCACATCATAAAGATGTAGAAACCAATGAATTTCTTAAATTGATGGTTGATTATTGGGAAAGAAATGTTGGTCGTATTTTTACTAAACAAAGAGATTTAAATATTGCTAATGCTGTAATAGAATTATTTAGAAACTGCGATAGAATTGACGCATTTAATAAAAAAGCATTATATCTCTATATTAGAGAAATTTCATCATGTAAGACGCAACAAATTACTAAAGTGATAAATAAAATGAAAAGTTATCAAAGAGTAATTGCTCAATCTTATTTAGATAGAGGTAAATTAAATTGATAGTGTAATTATTCAAATCCATATCTATTTATAGGTATGGATTTAGATTTTGAATTATATAAAGGTAAGAAATATTCAAACTTACTTAAAGATGTTGTAATCAATTCTGAACAGAAAAAAGATCAAATTGATATCTTAGTATCTGATTTAAGAAGTATGATTAAAACACCAAATGATGCTATTGTCATCGTTCCTCTCATTAAAGATTACTTGGATGTAAGTGTAAGGAACGATGAACAATTAGTGAAATTAGCAGCAATAGTACAAAGATTAGTGAGCAATGATAATAAAGGTGCTGAAGAAGTAGGTGGATTATCAGAAGAAGAAAGACAACAGTTAATGGCTGAAGTTGGGAAAATCACCGAAACAATGAATACTCCAATAGAAATTAAGAAATAATATGCCATATTTTAATATTAAATCCTCTCCAATTAGTTTTGGACAATTAAACAATATTGGATTATCTGTTGGAAATCAAACAAGTAATACTAATTCCACGAATGAATTTTATGAATTAGAGCCTGCAATCGTATTGGATGTAATCTTGGATGAAACTCATTCTGAAATAGTAAATAAAAGACATTTGGTGGATATTAGAAATATTCCAGCAAACTATAAAAATGAATTGCCTAACCAAAAAGATATAGATTATAGTTATATAGGTGCGTGTAGAGTAAGATTGTGTTTTTCACAACAAGGATTGGAAAAAGAAAAGTTATCATGGGCATTTCCGATGGAATCAACTGGTATAGTAGAATATCCACTATTAAATGAAGTTGTAATTGTTGTAAAGTATTTAGATAAATTGTTCTATACAAGAAAATTAAATTTAAATGGATTTATTAATCAAGAATCTAATTTTCGTCTTGAAAAATTTTATGGTAATAATGATGGAAATAAAGATTTAGTATCGGAAGATGGATTGAAAACAGAATCGGTTGAAGGTCCAGTATCATTAAATTCATTTAAAAAAATTTCAAATAATCAAGTAAAAGGAGTACTTGGTGCTTATTTCTTAGCAAATTCTAAAATTAGAAAATTGAGAAGATATGAAGGGGATACAGTACTTGAAAGTCGTCATGGACAATCAATTCGTTTTAGTGCTTATGATAATATAAGAGAAAATGATAAAGGTTTTTATTCTGATTATAAAGGTGATCCTACTGTAAATAAATCAAATGAAGGTTGTGGAAACCCGATGGTGTTGATTAGAAATAGACAAAGAAAATTATCATTGGATAAACCTATTTCAGATAATTCAAAACTTCCACCTATTCCAGCAATTATAGATTCGCAAAAAAATGCTGGGGGATTAATTGATGAAGATATAAATCACGATGGCAGTTCTATTCATATCACTTCTGGGTTGACTAAATCCAAATGGAGAACAACATGTTATAAATCCATATTTCAACAGGGAAAAGAAGAACAACCATTATTTTCTCCAATTGGTTCTACTGCTTTTAATTTTGATATAGAAAATTTAAAGGGAGATCAAATTGTAATTAATACAGATAGATTGATTTTAAGCAGTAGATTCGGAGAAACACTACATTTTTCAAAAGAAAGATATGGAATTGTAACTGACAGTGAATATACAGTTGATGCACATGATCAAATTGTTATGACTACAAACAATAAAACTGTATTTAATAGTCCTGCCATTTATTTGGGACAATATGGTCAAACCAATGAACCAGTATTATTGGGTCAAACTACTGTGGATTGGTTATACGATTTATGTAATTGGTTATTAAATCACGTTCATTGGTATAATCACACACATCCAAAGACTGGCAATGCAAATCCAAATAAAACTCAAGAATCAGTTCAAGATCAACAATTGAAGTTTTTAAGAGACAATCTTGATAAATTAATGAGTAGACGGGTATTTGTTACAGGTGGCGGATATGCTCCAGGCGTAGATGGTGTAACTCCTGAAGGAATCAAAAATGCAACTGCTCCAATATCAGTGAATATAGTATCAGGTCAAGGATTACCGGGTATATTTAAAGGAAAAGTAAGACGGGAAGGTCCAGTAGAAGTACAATATGAAGAAAGTTAATTATGATTAATAAATTAAAATCATTTGTTGATATTGATCCTGCTTTACCTGGTCCTCCAACTGAAGGATCTAATGGTTTGAAATTTGTTACTGCGTTAAAATCTGATGTTTCAAGTAAAGTGGGTGGTTCAATAGATAAATTTGCATCAAAAACACAACTTTCAATTGGTGATACGGCTGGTAATTTTGTTGGCGGAACAATACAAGGAGTTGGCAATTTTTCAAAAGATGTTTTAAGTGGTGTTGATACTGGTATTTTAGGAAATGCCGCATCTAAAGTTTATGGTGTTGTAGGTAATGTTACATCAAAAGTTGATAGTATAACAGGTGGTGTTATAAGTAAAACAACCGATATTGCAGGTAACATTTTAAATAAAACAGAAAATGTAACAAGTGGAATTACGTCAAAAGTTGGTATGGTTTCTGATACAATTTCAGAAAAAACAGATGGTTTAGTAAACGTACCAGATTATAGTCCTTATAATTTTGATGCAAATAATATAACAAATAAAAATGTAGATCGTTTTACAGGAAAAGTAACAGATAAAGTTACAGATAAAACCGCTTCAGTTATTGGAAATGTTGGATCTAAACCATTAGACGTAATTGGAAAAGTAGAGGATAAATCAATTGTAGTAAATGAAAAAGTAGGAAATGTTATAAACACCGTCTTAGACAGTAGTGTAGGTGAAAAAGTAGGTGGTTATGTAGGATCAAAAGTGGGAGAATCAGTTGGTTCTAAATTAGGATCTACTATTGGTGGATATTTACCTACAAATAAAATAGCAAATACTATAGGATCAAATTTAGGAAGTGTGGGTTCAAGTGTTGGTAAATATACGGGAAAGAAAGTAGGCATTCAGACCCAATCTAAACTTAAACAAACAATAGGTAAACGTGTAAAAGTTGTAAAAATACCAAAATTACCTGATCCATCTTCAATAAATAACAAAATAAATAATACAATAGGTAATATTTAATGATAATTATATAGAGTATGAAAAGCAATGAATTAAAAGAACTAATTAGATCTGTAATTAAAGAAGAGTTAAATAAAACATTACCTACTTTAATTCCAAAAGTATTGACTGAGATATTGTCAGGAAATCAATCAAGTGTAATTCAATCTACTGAACCAACAAATTTAACTAAAAATGTAGTTAAAGAATCAGTTCAAAAGCCAAAAGAAGTTAAGAAATATTCAAGTAATCCAGTTTTAAATGAAATTTTGAATCAAACTGTTGTAAAAATACCAAGTGAAGGTTCAATGGCTGGACTTGATTCATCTTTTAAATCACAAGCATTTGCAGGTATGAGGATGAATGAATCGGTTGAAACACCACAACAAGCTGCTCCTGTAACTGAAGAACAAGGTAAAGTAATGAATGTTCTTAATAGAGACTTTAGAAGTTTAATGAAAGCTGTAGATAAAAAGAAACAACATGGAACTTTAGGTTCTGGTATGGTATCAATGGGATAATATGAATCCAATAGGACTTACATTACCATTTCAGATTGGTAAAAATGGATATTTTCAACAGAGTTATGATACTTTAACTCAGGTAAAAGCCAATATTACTAATTTGTTAAGAACCAAAAAAGGGGAAAGACGGATGAATCCTAATTTTGGATCTGGTTTACAAGAATATCTATTTGAACAAAATATAGATGAATCTCCTGATATAATAAAACAGATTATAACTGATGAAGTTAAAAATTATGTGCCAGGCGTAACAGTAAATAAAGTGGATATTAATATAGCAAATCAAGAAAAAAATAAACTTACAGATAGTTATATATTATATATAAAAATACAATTTACGATTAATAATCAAACTGATACTGTTAGTTTGAGAATTAGTCAAAATAATATATAATTATGGCAGACATTATACAAAAGTCTTTTAATAGTTCCCGTAGAGAAATTAAGTATCTTAATAGAGACTTTTCTTCTTTTAAATCATCTTTAATTGAGTATTCAAAAACATACTTTCCAAGAACATATAAAGATTTTAGTGAAGCATCTCCTGGTATGATGTTTATTGAAATGGCATCTTACATAGGAGATGTTCTATCATATTATACTGATTATCAATTTAAAGAAAGTTTAATGCCATATGCAGAAGAAAGAAAGAATGTTCTTGCATTAGCAAACTATCTTGGATATAAAACAAAACCAACTAAATCTGCTACTACAAACATTGATTTATATCAATTAATTCCATCTACTAAAGATTCTAATAATAATTACATTCCGGATAACAACTATGCTCTTAAAATAAGAGAGTATATGGAAGTGTCAAATGAAAGTGGTGTAAGTTTCATTACAACTGATCCTGTTGATTTTTCTCTTGATAGTAAATTTTCTCCTAGAGAAGTAACTGTATATTCAAGAGATAATTATGGTGTACCACAATTTTTCTTATTAAAGAAATCAGTAAAAGTAATTGCAGGTAAAATTACAACTAAATCATTTACAGTAGGAACTGCAGTACCATTTTATAAAATATCATTTTCTGAACTTAATGTTATTGATATAATTGATGTAAGAGACAGTGATAATAATAAGTGGTATGAAGTTGATTATTTGGCTCAAGATTTAATCTTTACCGAAACTGAAAATACGGATTTTACTAATAATACTTATGTTCAATATTCAGCCGAAGTTCCAAAGTTAATTAAAAGTTTTAAAACATCTAGAAAGTTTGTGACAAATGTTACTGCAAATAATGTAACATATCTTGAATTTGGTGCTGGTACAGATGCGACTTCTGACGAAGTAATTTATCCAAATTCCGAATTGGTTGGTGTAGGATTGCAAAATATCAATAATTTGAATTTAAATTATGATACCAGTAAATTGTTAAATTCAGAAACATTTGGACAAGCACCTTCTAATACGGTATTGACTGTACAATATTTGGTTGGTGGCGGAATATTATCAAATTCTCCATCTGATACCATCAAAAATATATCTTCAGTAACATATCTTAATGATACTACAGGTTTAACTCCGTCTCAAAATTCTTTATTAACTACAGTTAAAAATTCATTGAGAATATCTAATCCAAATCCTGCAGTTGGTGGACAAAATGAAGAAAGTGTAGAAGAAATAAGACAAAATGCTTTGGCTAATTTTGGTTCACAAAATAGAACAGTAACAGTAGATGATTATGTTTCTAGAGTATATTCAATACCACCAAGATTTGGTTCTATTGCAAAAGTAATGGTAATTCCAAATTCTGATTTATCAATTTCAACAAATCAAACATTATTAAGTGGATTTGTAAACAACGAAAATCAAACAACTTTAATCAATAATAGTTTGGAAAATAATTATAGAAAAGTAAATTTCGATGTATCAAATCCATTTAGTTTGAATTTATATGTTTTGAGTTACAATTCAAACAAAAATTTGACACAAACCAACGAAGCGTTGGTATACAACATTAGACAATATTTACAAAAATATAAGATTATATCAGATAGTGTTAATATAATTGACGGTTATATTATTAACATCGGTGTTGATTTTAAGATTTTAGTTTATAATAATTTCAATAAAAAAGAAGTTTTGGATCAATGTCTTCAAAAGGCCAAAGATTTCTTTAATATTGATAAGTGGTATTTTAATCAACCAATCAACATTAATCAATTTGAATTGGAATTAGCTAAAATTGAAGGAGTACAATCTGTTGCGGAAGTAACATTTAAAAATCTTACTCAAAATGATGGTGAATATTCACCACATGAATACAATTTATTTGAAGCAACACACAATAAGATTATATATCCATCATTAGATCCGTCAGTATTTGAAGTCAAATATCCAGATAATGATATCAGAGGTGCAGTAATTTAATAAATTTATCATTAAAAGTCTTATAAATTTCATACTTATATTTATATAATAGAGTATGCACACATTTATATTTCCAAAACAAGACACATTCATAACTAACGAAACTGGTTATGCCGATAAAAATTTTGGAATTGACGAAATTTTAGAATTAAAAGCACAAAATCAATTAGTAGAAAACGTTGTTTTTTATAGTTCTTCTAGTCTTTCTGGAAGTTATTCTACATTTGATGTTATAAATTATAACGGAACAATTTCTGGAAGTTATATATCAGGAGCTGCAGAATCATCAAACATATTTGTCAGTGGATCATCCCAATTTAAATCAACTAATTATAATGGATATGTATCTGGAACATATGGTGCAGGTATTCCAATAACATCAAGTTTAACCAATTATAATGGTTCTATTACTGGCAGTATCAGTGGAAGTATAATAGGATCATTCACTGGATCATTTTTAGCTGCTAGTGGATCATTGGTTAATTTTGATGGATGTATAAATGGATTGTTACAAGGAACTCAAAGTGTTTATAACCCAACAACAAATTTTACAAATGATCCTGAATTTAGTAGAATTTTGATTCAATTTGATTTAGCTTCAATTTCAAGTTCTCTTTTGTCAGGTGATATAAATAATGGATCTAAATTTTTCTTAAAATTAAAAGCGTCTTCTACAAGTGAAGTGCCATTGGACTATAAAATTTATGCATATCCAGTTAGTAAGAGTTGGGATATGGGTATAGGAAGATATGATACGGACGGAATTGGTAGTTTCGGGGCTAGTTGGTATTATAATACTACACAAAATACAGCTAGTTTATGGTATTCACCTACAGCATCTTCAGTAACATATAATTTTAGTGATTATTTATTAACTTCAAGTTTTGGATCATCATCATTTCAAAATGGTGGAGCTACTTGGTTTTATAATGTACCATCAACATATTCACAACCAACATCAAATACATCATCATCATTTTATAATACTTTAAGTTCGTCTGTTTATATATCTTCATTTTGTTCATCATCATTGAGTGGAAGTTCGTTAATTTGTTCACAATCATATTCATATAGTACTTCTGATATTTATATGGATGTTACACCAATTGTTAAAGGTTGGATATGTGGATGTGTACCAAATAATGGATTCATTTTAATCAGTTCTCTTGAATTGATTCAATCAAATGATATAAATTCTAGTATTAGATTTTTTAGTAAGGAAACAAATACAATTTATCAACCATATTTAGATGTAAAATGGGATGATAGTATATATTCTTCAGGTAGTTTAATACCATTAACAGGATTTAATCCATATACAGTAGTTGTTAAGAATGTGGGTAGAGAGTATAAATTTGGAAGTGTACCTCGTATAAACATATTTGCGAGAGAAAAGGCACCACTAAAGAACTTTGTTAAAGGATATCAACAAAGTCAATATTTAAGCTCAAGTTTATTACCTTCTGATTCTTATTATGCGATTAAAGATAATGAAAGTGAAAATTTCGTAATTGATTTTGATGATTATACAAAATTAAGTTGTGACGGTGCAATTCATTATTTCAGATTAGATACAACTGGTTTACCTGTTGAAAGATATTACAGAATTTTAATAAAAACAGAAATTAACAGTGAAATCGTAATATTTGATAACGGAAATATATTTAAAGTATCAAGATGAGTATAAAATCACAAATCAATGACTTTTTATTAACAGGCCAATTCACTAATAATATTGATGAATTTGGCAATGTAAATTTGTATATTAGTTCAAGTAACGCAAATGAACAATATATTGCATTTGAATTGATAAATTTTAATTATAAAAAAGAGGAAATTGAAAATTTATACGATGTAGGTATTACAGAAATACAAACAGAACCTATAGTTCAAAAACAAGTATTTGATCAATCTTTCTTAACAGAATATAATAAAGTATTGTATGAAAACCAAGATTTGAAAGAAAAATTAAATCAATTGGTTGATGAAGTACAATCAGATCCATCTAAATCACAATTAAGTGCGGCAAGAGATTTAATAGTAGAATTAAGAATTAAATTAAAACAAGGAAATAAACCAGAGGATTTTTCTAATGAATTTCCATTTAATTTAAAATCTGAAAATGAATAATTTATGGCATTTCCATTTCCAACAATATCATCAAATAGTGGATCACTAAATAGTGGTTCTTACTTTTTACAAAACGATTTGGATACATTTGTTGATGTACCATTTCAAGAATATTATTTTGGAAATTCGGAACAAGATATTATTGAATTCAGTGTATATGACATTGAAGGCAATATCAATGTATGGAAATATTTACCAGTTGCAACAACATATACAGTATTAAATAAAACATACAAAGATGTTGACAATAACACACTAACTTATAGTTACAAACAATACAATAGCAGTTATACGATTGCATTTAATAAAAATATATTATTAAGTACACTTCAAGATTTTTCTGGTTCAAATATCAATTCCGGCAATCATGTCGCAAGTTATAATTTTATTAGGAATATCGCTGGTAATCCTGATTATCAACTTTATATTAAAGAAATTTCTCCAAGTAGAAAAGAAATTAAATTAACATCATCATTTAAATTAGATTTAACAAAAGAAGAAAATATACTTGTAAATCTTCAATATCAAGCATTTGCCAGAAAAGCAGTATTAATTAGAGATACAATTCCTTTATTTAATTACTTTTTAGATTCATACCAAATCTATAAAAATAGTGATTCTTTAATTAATAACAACAAACCAATTTTTACACTATTAAGAACTAATTTTGGATTTAAATCTGATGCAGATATACTTGCATTTTTAGATGATACTTATAACGGATTTAATCGTCCTTACGTAAATTCTCAAAATGGACAATTAATAGAAAATAGTTTTGAAGGTACAAAAAATTATATTAAGGATTGGTTATATACTTATTATAAATCAATTTATTCATTTGAACAGATTAAGACACAATTTAAGTATATAGTTCAAAAGTCAATATCAATTAGATTGAATCAACTCAATTCATATTATACAAATAATATCGAATTGACAACACAAGTTGAGAATTTCATCACTGATTTATTCTTTACAAATTTTATTTTAAATGTAGTTGATACTGTTCAAGTTTATCATAATAATAAGTTGTATGCATATTTGAAGAATGCATTAAATTTTGGCAATGATACATTTTATACTGTATTAAATTATACATTCGTAGAAGAAGATGGTAATACAAATATTATTGTAAAATTATTTGATGAACTACCATTAAATGTTTCTTTAAGAGACAAATGTTGGATTTCAAATATATCACTTATACCAGTAATTCAAAAGTTTGTAATCAATGTTCCAATTGTTAAAAGAACTTTTAAAATATCTGGTCCAAATTTCAAAATACCAACTGATTCATATAAGAGTTCTCCCGTAAATTATCAAAATTCGAATGATCTAAAATTAGATAATACAACGAAGAATGATGTTGAATTTTATAAGAAATTAAATAATATCAATGTTGATTATTCAAATTTTTCTAACTTTATAGTATTTAGTTCGGCTGAATTAAGAACCAAGTTATTTTTAAACAAAGTAACCTCTATTAATCAACTCAATAAGTCAATTAATTCTATATTGACTACTCTATCCGCATCTGCAGCGAATAGTGCGTCATCTTATACACTATTAACTTCATATCCATTTATTAGTGCATCATATGCAGAAGAAGTAAATCAATATCAATCACAATTAAATACTATATTTAATTCATTTGATGGATATGATTCATATTTGTATCAAAATATTACTTTGGTTAGTGGTAGTACAACATCATTTGTTAGTGGTGCATATGTACAAAACTACAATTATCCAGATTATATTGAAAATGCAATTGAATTTGATAAGAATAACAGAGATAGTCTTGTAAACAATACACCTGAGTATATTTTATTGGATGATAACAATACTGATTATTTGATATTCTTATCAATGATTGGACATCACTTTGATAACATTTACTTGTATATTAAGAACTTTCCAACACAACAATATGTTGAAAATAATCTATCATCAAGTTATGTAAGTACAGTTGCTAATACTTTATTACAACAATTTGGATGGAATCCAATTAGTTCATTTGACAATTCATCTATTGAAGCTAATTATTTGACGGGTTCAAATGCATATTCTGATTATGACAAGTTAAAGATAATTTGGAATAGAATTCTAAAAACTCTTCCACTGATTTATAAAACTAAGGGAACAGAAGAATGTATTAGAACAATATCCAACATATATGGAATTCCTCGTAGTTTGTTGAATGTTAAAGAATATGGTGGTAATAAGATATCAGATGAAGATAATTCGTCTTACACATACCAAAATAAATATTATTTTACAAAGTATACCAGAAATGGTGATGCGATCATAATTCCAGTATTTGGTTCATCCAATTATGTTAATTCAATTGAATTCAAATTTAGAATTGACAGTGATTATATTTACCCACAAAATACTAAAGTCACTCTTTTAAAGACTACTAATTGGGATGTATCAATCAAAAAGGAAATTAAAGATACTTTTGGAAAATTAAAATTTGATTTATCGCCGGCGGGAGCACCAACTGATTATATTGAAAGTGATTCTTTACCATTATTTAATGGAAATGTATTCAATGTTTTAATAAAACAAATTAACTTATCTGCAAGTTATGATACTGGTTCGGGCGGACAATTACCATATCAATATTCATTGAGAGTAACATCAGTTGATAATGATGAAATTGTATTTGATAGTAATAAATCAATTATTAGTGGTACAGATGCAATTAATTATTCTTTTAATGATATTGGTTTACTTTATGTAGGAAATTATACAGGAGGAGGAAATTTATTCCAAGGAAATATTGACAAAATAAATCTATGGAAGCATGAATTGGATGACGAATCATTTATAGAACATTGTAAGAATTTTGATTCTTATAAAACAAACAATGATAGTACAACGTATGATAACTTGTATTTTAGATACAGTTATGATTATCCAGTTAATATGTACACTGGCTCTGCACCTGCATTCTTTCCTGTAAGAAATGCAAATAAATTATATTCACAATATACAGGATCGGCTTATAACTTTGCACAAAATACTACTACACAATCAAATTGTTTAACTGTATCTGCATCACTCTATCCATATCAATTTGATGAAATTGAAATTAATCAAAACATTAAATTGGGACAATATGGTCCTAATAAATTTAAGAATGTAAAGATTAATAAAGCAACACAAACGGTTGAAGCAAGATTAATGCCTAATGAAACTAGTGTTGTAAACAACTTAGTAACTACAGATTCAAATTTATTGGCAGTTTATATTTCACCATTTAAAGTAAGAGATGATGATATTTTGAATTTCTTAGGTGAATATGATATAATGGATTTAATCGGTAATCCTTCAAACATTTTTACTGACAATTATGAAAATTTACAAACATTAAGAGACAATTATAACAAGTATAATTTATCTGAACAAGTCTTATATCAGGAGTTTATGACTCTATATAAGAATTATTTTGATGGATCTTTCTTTGAAACAGTAACACAATTGCTTCCTGCAAGAAGTAAAGTTATAGATGGTGTATTAATTGAACCAAGTCTTTTAGAAAGAAACAAATATCAAAGTCATCCAATTGATAGCGCTATTGCATATGATTTAAACAGTTATTATCAACCACTTAGAAATTTTTCTGCTTCGTTTGAAAGAAATTATAGAAGCACAAGTCAAGTTAATTTAAGTAAAAATGGATCAAATTTTCCATTTACTTCTTCTACATATGGTCCATTGACATCATCAATGCATCCCGCATCATATACATCTAATAACTATACAACATTCCAGTTCTCTAGTTTGAATTATGATACGAGATTGAGTGTATTTTCTATTAGTGGTTCATTTTCTAATAAATTTGAAAGTAATTATATTTATAGAAACAACAAAAAAGTGTATTTGTTTGGTACAAATCCAAATACCAGTTTAGAAAATTCTAGCAGTAAATTTGTAAATACTTATTCTTATGTAAATGTTAATTCAGCATCTTTATTTAATACATATGACAATAATTCTTCTATTTTTGATACTGAATCATACCCTATAGGACATTATTCATTGAAAAGAAGAATCTCAAGATTTTCAACCAATCAATATTTCGTTAATTCTTCAACTGGATCACTTTATAAAAAATCTAGTCAAACTATATATACAACTGTAGATGATAAAGGCAATAGTGATAATTCGTCACCAATTGAAAGAACTCAAATAAATCTACAAGTTTCTGAAAATTCATTGATTAGTTCATAAAAAAGATTTAATGAATAATATTTATTGATAAATATACTTATATTATATGGCATATCTAGATAACAAAACTATAACAGTTGATGCGATTTTAACCCAAAAAGGTAGACAATTGTTAGCAAAGAACGGTTCTTTGAACATTACATCATTTGCTCTTGCGGATGATGAAATTGACTATAACTTATACAATTCAACACATCCACTTGGTAGTGCATTTTATGATATTGCTATAAGAAACACACCAGTATTGGAACCATTTAGTGATGAAACACAAGTAATGAAGTACAAATTGGTGACGTTGCCATCAGGAGTAACTGCAATTCCAGTAATTTCTATCGCACAAACAAGTATTATAACCAATAGATTGAACACAAGTGAATTTATAATTTCACCAAGTACCAATCCAACATATAATACAACACTAGGATATACTGCTATATTGGGAAATAAGAATGCCGGAACATTATTGGTAACAGAAACAAATAGTATTAATTCTACAAGTGCTACTGTTCCAAGTTTTGCTGGTGATGCCGTAACTGCTGCTTCTCAAGTAGTAGTTGGTAATAAGTTTAAATTCTTACCAAATAACGCTTTGACATCTACTATAACTACAACATTAACTATCATTGGAAATGAAAGTGGTGGTAGTTTAACAATTCCAGTTACCATAACAGTTTAACCGATTAATAAAATATGATTTTTAAAAACTTTGAATCTACAGATATAGTAGCAGGAAGAATAAATACAGTTTCTTCTGGATTTTGGGTTGACGGTAATTATGCCGTAACACAATCATCTTTTACAACATCATCTACTCAAGTAGTGTTGACTGGTTCAAACCAATATGATGTTCAAAATGGGTTGTATTATTACAATGTATATTATCAAAATCAACCACACTTTTCAATAACATATGGTGATTATTATGGTTCTGGTTCTTCTATAACAGATTCAACATCATTATATATTCGTCCAACACAAGCAATTTATAATCAATATAAGAATATATTGTTGACACCAGATGATAAATATTTCAATTTTAAATCAGGCAATTATACAGTATCTACAGCCACTGATACAACCACATCTGTTACTGGATCTGGTATTGTAGTATTGAATTTTTCCGCAGATAAATACAAAGATCGTGTAGATGAAGGACAAATTGAATTTAGTATTAGTGGTGCTAATGGAATATTTACATTTATTGATGATTCTTCAGTAGTCAAAAAACAATTGGATGTTTATAATATCATTAGCGGTAGCGTAAATGATGGTGTACCATCTGCATATTCAAATTCAGGAGTAATTACATATAATTCTATTGGATTATTTTATCCAAAGACTGGAACAGTCGTATTCAATGCAGGTGCAATTAGTTCATCTGTTGGTGTATCTCTTACAGGTTCATTTGCAAGTGTTTCTGATCAAACTAATACATACGCATTGAATCAAAGAACCATGTTCCAAGCAATTACTAAATGTACTACCAAGACATTTAAAGTAAGAAAATCTGAATATTTACCATCTGCTCAATATTTCGTAAGAGTAAAGAATCAAGATTACAATTATACTAATAATCCAACGTTCATTGCAAATGGTACTACTGATAGTTTAAACGGTGTAGTATTAGCAAGAGGTTCTATTAAGATTAGTGATTTTGTAAATAATCCTACGACATATATTACTACGGTTGGTTTGTATGATAGTGATAATGAACTTGTAGCTGTTGCTAAATTGAGTCAACCAACACAAAAAACTTTTGATAGTGAATTGTTGATTAGAGTTAGACTTGATTTTTAAACTAATGGATAAATGATAAAAAGTCTAAATAGAGATGATGTCCAAGTTACCCCATTTGTTGCTAAAAAACTCTGGAATCCTACAAATATTGAAGCTACGGATTTGATATTATGGATGTCCGGATCATTAAGTGGGTCAATATCTCATATTTATATTGATTATGGTGACGGTACAAGTTTACCCACAACGAACAGTTATTGTGATTTAGCATTACAACAACAAAGTGAGGATTTTGTTCAATATCATCGTGGTTTAAACATTACAGGTACATTTTTTCCCGTTGGAAATCAATATTATAATTCGGCATCTAATCCAACTAATACAGATGGTACTTATATGCGATTAGTATATAATACCAATAAACAATTATTTTATAATACTTATAACAATCCAGTTCAATTGTGGGGTGTAGAAAATTTCAATTTAGATACTACGTACAGAATTTTGACGGATGTAATGGATGTATTTACTATTCCTACAATTAAATTTGGGGAAAAGATTTCACCTTATAGTGTAACAATAATTGATAATCAATATGATGCTAATTATGTAATCGTAGATGATGGAAATGAAAATTTAATACTTAGTGGAAGTTATTTCTCTACTTATCAAGAAAAATATTCAAATGAGAGTTGTATAAATGAGTAATATAAATAAAAATGTATTTTATGGATATTCAGTGGACATAAATAATGTTTATGCTGTTGTTGGTAATTATGCATATGCAAAATTTACCAACAATAATATTGTATGTACTGACATAGATGATCCACCAACTCCAAGTCCTGTTCCATCGCCAGTGCCTAGTCCTGTACCAAGTCCAGTGCCTAGTCCTGTACCAAGTCCTGTACCTAGCCCTGTTCCATCACCGGTTCCAAGCCCTGTTCCATCACCGGTTCCAAGCCCTGTACCAAGTCCAGTGCCTAGTCCGGTTCCAAGCCCAGTGCCTAGCCCTGTACCAAGTCCAGTTCCATCACCGGTTCCAAGCCCAGTGCCTAGCCCTGTACCAAGTCCAGTTCCATCACCGGTTCCAAGCCCAGTGCCTAGCCCTGTTCCAAGCCCAGTGCCTAGCCCTGTTCCAAGCCCTGTACCTAGCCCTGTTCCATCACCAGTGCCTAGTCCTGTACCAAGTCCAGTGCCTAGTCCGGTTCCATCGCCAGTACCTAGCCCTGTACCATCACCGGTTCCAAGCCCAGTGCCTAGCCCTGAACCAAGTCCAGTTCCATCACCGGTTCCAGGACCATATTATTACCTATCGTTTACATTTACTAATGGAAGTAGATGCGATCAATCAAACGTCGTAAATCAAATTGTTGGATATTATAGTTTTGTTGATGGTGGATATATGACTTCAACTGCCGAATTAACATATCCAACTGCCACATTTTTAACAAATTACAGTATAGGTGATGTATCAATCAATGAATCATTTAGAGACAATTGTATTAACGATATTTATTCGGGTAACACCACTGATGTAACAATTACTACTAGAAATAAATATGACGAAGTGTTTGTTGACCCACCAGGAGAATATGAATGTGCTAGTCCATTAAATGTTAATTCAACTGATAGAAGTATACCATTGAATGCATTAGCTAGTATAATTAAATCTCAATACTTAGCTGATAATACAAAGGGATTAAGTTCAGGTAATCCATTCGTATATAATTTAATAGATTCGTAACATATGATTACAATACCAATCGCAGTTGCAAATGACAGTTTTAGATGGCAAATTAGTTTTTTTGAATTCCAACATAAAAAAATATATGGTGACGATGCAAAAAACAAATCATTGGTATTAATTGTAAAAAGAAATTTTAGAGAAGAATTATTGATTAATGATATAGATTGGAATATTACACTTCCATATAAAATGGTAGATAGCATATATGACATATATCCAAATCTTATAAAAAAAAATTACAATCCAATAAATGTATATACATCGGTATTACAAGTAATTAATAATTTACATGATGAAGAATATGTAGAAATTATTGATGCTGATATGATTCATCTTAAAAAATTTGATTTATCATTGCCAAATGATGATGAAATATATGTTGATGATATTTATGAAAAATGGCACATGTTTATTAATTCAAAAAATAGATATGTAATTGAAAAATATTTAAAACATAGTGATTTTTATTATATGAACGGTGGTTGGAACTCAATAGGAAAAGTTAAAACAATGAAAAAACTTTTACCTGAAATTATTGATGTATCAATTGATATTGCAACAAACAGTGAAAATGAATTACATAGATGGTGGTCAGGAATGTTTGGTTTAAATGTAGCATGTCATAATCAAAGAATTAAAATGATAAATCATAATAGTTGTTATTATCCTAATATAAATGAAATAGATTTAAAAAAACATCATATCGCACATTATTCATGTGATCCTTTATTCAAAAAATCTCAATTTCCAAATATTGATTTTACAAAATTTAAAAATAATGAATTTTATAATTCTATAAAAGAATGGTTGATAAAAAAATAAATTTATGTATATAAAAACAAATACAACGAAAGAACAATTTGAGGAATATGGTTATGCATATTTAGAAAATATAATATCAGAATCACTATGTGAAAATTTTACTAAAATAATGTTAGAATATAAAAATAACAATAAATTGACATTTGAAAATATTTCAAATTCAGATATGTATAAAAATTCTTACGGAACAGGCAACATACCTGAAATGGAAAGTTTTTTAAAAGAAATAACTGAGGAATTCATTTCATATTTTGATTTAAGTTGTAAAATATCAAATTCATATACACGGATTTATTATAATGGTGGTACATTAAAACCTCATGTAGACAGACCAGGATTAGATTATACATTATCAATTACACTTTTTTCAAATTTAAAAAAAGAATGGCCATTATATGCAATAGACAAAAAAGGAAATCAAATTAAATCTAATATTAATCGTGGAGACGGATTATTAATTTTAGGAACTAAAATGCAACATTGGAGAGATCAATTGATTTGTTCTGAAGATGAGTATGTAGTTCAACTATTTCTTCATTGGACAAAAATTTAGTTTTGTCTAAACCATTTTGTTATAATATTTTTTTCTCCTTTTATTATAGGTAGTCCAGCATGAGTAGAATAAACATTTCCTTTAAAATCAGGAAGTAAATTATTCCAGAAAAGTGCCATTCCTTTTATTGGTTTTATATTGATATTTATTTTGGTAAATTGTGTTTCTCCGCCTTCTTCAGGTGTATCTAAATATAATAAAAATGTCCAAGTTCTTTGTCCTCTATCTCCTATATGTTTTATATTATACTCTTCGTTTTCATGAAAAAAATCTGTATGAGGTTTGAATTCTTGTCCAATTAAATATTTTTGTCCTTGAATTCCTTCTCCATTTTTTTTGGGAATTTTCATAAAATCATGAATTTTTTCGTCTATACTTACAAACTTAGGATTATTACTTGACATATATGAAGTAAGACTAGTTCTATCATTTTTATTTCCATTCGGATTGGTAATGGTAGATTCGTGTAAATTTTTAGACATATCTAATATTAGATCGTCACATTCATTACTGGATAAAAAATTTGGATATTTATAAACTTCAAGAAAATTATTTTCTATTCTATGACACTTAGGATTGTCTCTGAAATTAATATTAAAATTAGATAAGTCTAATATTCCTTGAGTTTCTAACAATCCTTGACTTTTTTTTCTTTCAACTATAAATTGATCAGTTGGTTCATATTCCAATTCTTTTTTAATCAAATCGTATTCAAAACCATGATTTAATAATATGGTAAATATCCCGTCAATATTTTGACCATCGGAAATGTTATTCCAAATCCAAGCTTTCCATTTAGGTTCTAATTTTCGTATTATCATGACATATTTTCAATATATATAGTTATATTACAAATAAATAAACATTGTAATATTTATTATTAAATGAACGATTATTGTTTAAGAGGATTCGTAGACATTTCTAAATATTCATCTACAACTGATGAATATGAAACATTGTTTGCTATCAAAAAGTATGTGTCTGATTTTAATTCATTCTTATTAGCTGATAGCTCTAGTTTAGATACTATAATATTGAATGCAGATACATCATCAAATGTTAACGGTTTGAATTTTGAATTAGATATAAACAATAATTTATATTATTACGGAGATGCATATGGTATTTCAGTCGCATTATCATCTTCTCTGATTGCAATCGGATGTCCATTTTATTATTATTCAGTATCGTCCACTTCAACTGTATTAACAGGTTCATGTGTAGATATTTATGATTTAAAAACTTATAATAGTTCAAGTAACAAATATCCATTATATACAATTACTAATTCATTTGATTCAACATTTAGCAATTCTACATTTGGAGAATCTATATCACTTGTTTACTCCGATTTATTAAATGCATCAGTTTTAGTTGTTGGATCTAGCACTTACAATTCTAATTTAGGAAGTGTATATATCTATACACAATCATTAAATAATAATTATTTACATTATCAAACATTGAATGGATCTGTAAGTAATGGTTATTTTGGTGGTGTTGTAAAAATTGATCCTAGTGGATCTAATAGAATAGTAGTTGGTAATAAATCTACTGGAAGTGCTGTTTATGTATACGAATTAAACACAACTACAAATCAATGGGAACTTAATGATACACTGGAACAAGATAGAACTATCACTGGTTCATTAAATTTTATTGATACACAACCTTATTTTCCAGGAATTCAACCAAGTGGAAGTAATTATGGTAATTCTGTATCAATCTATGGTGATACAATTCTTATAGGATCTCCCAATGACATGTACTATTATGAATGGAGTGGTTCAACAGTTTTAAGAAATAGAGGATCGGTTTATTTTTGGAAAAAATGTTCAGATGCAACCGACTGGTTTTTATTACAAAAATCGTTTGGTGATGAAAACATATTGGAATCAAACAATTTAGGATTTTCAGTAAATATTTACAATAACAAAGCAATTGCAACTAGTGTTAGAGATATAAGAACGTATTGTACAAATTATATATATAATACATTATTTAAACGATTTGACTGTAATCCAAATGATGATATAATTGACACTCTGGGACAATTTGTAATTTACAATCAATTTACATCATCGGTATCATCTTCATGGCAAATTGAATCAGTATTTACAAAAAAGAAAGAATATGGATTCCCATATTCAAATTTTGGATATAGTAGTGCAATATACGATAAAGAATCATCTGTAATAAACATAGGATCACCTATATTTTTATATAATCCTGAACAACTTACATCTTCATTATTTGATAATTCACTATATGACAATTTAAATGGATATGCTTATATCTATAATTTCAATGATCTCGTAACGAATTATCATATTGGAAATGTATTTTATAGAGATGGTAAAATCATTTTATCAAATAGTGGTTCTATTTTTGATAATTTATTAAAAGATCGTTCTAATCCGTTACAATCTATGTATAACATTGAATATCAGAGCAATGTTAAACTATATGAAAAACAAGTATTTTGTAGAATTGAATCGGGAGAATTTAATTATAGTACAAATCCTACATCGTTGATTCCAAATACATTTGATTTTGATATTGACGGTAATAAATATTTTGACTTTACTGACCTAGATTTAATTTTAAAGTATATCAACTATCAAATCAATAACTCGTATAATTGGTGGGATTATATGACATTTACAAATGAAGAACAATCATTATTTAATCTTTATTCTGTAAACTATAACATTTCTTCAAGTTACACATCCAATTATATTTCAACATTGTCTTCAAATTATTATGATTTTGATATTGATGGTAATAACAAAGTAAATTTGAATGATATGTACATACTTTGGAAATATTTCAATGATAATTTGAATCAAACTGAATTATTTAAGTATGTAGAACCAAAGTCTATCAGAAAAACTTTACAACAAATTGTAAGTTATATTGAAGAAAAGACTGGGAAGTTTGGTGGTAAATCAATAAAAGAACAATTTTTTGGATTTAATTATAGTTCATCAATTGATCCAACTGGTTCTTATTTAGCTCCATATATTACAACAGTTGGACTTTATAGTGGTGCAGATTTGGTTGCGGTTGCTAAATTGGGTATGCCAATTAAAAATACTGGTGAATTACCATTAAATATTTTAGTAAAATGGGATATTTAAACATATTTATAAAAAGAAAGTATAATATATGCCAACACCAGTAAATAGAGAATCTTTAAACAAGAGTCTAGAACAAAGATATCAATCTCAAAGTTCAGGAGGTGCATTTAATGCTAAAGACATTAATACCAAACCAGATTCTATAACAACTGGCCCAAATCCGTCTGCAAAAGGCCAACAATTTACTATTGATAAAGGTGGATTTAGAGTAAAACAACCACTTGGATTGTCTGATTTGGCAGATGTACCTGATAGAAGAAATTCTACTTCTAAAGAATTATCTTCATTGGTAAAAGGATTTAATAATAAAAAATATAAAGGTTAAACATATACTATATATTAGTATATGGTTATATTAGGTTTAGATTCATCTACATCAGTTACAGGTTGGGCATTTAGTAAAGACGGAAAAGTCTTAGATGCCGGTTATATTGATACCAAAAAGTTTGAGACAACAAAAGAAAAAACTTTTTTTGTTATATCAGAGTTAGAGAAAAATCCACTAATCAAAGATATTACTGTTATTAATTTAGAAGCTGCTCTAAGCGGTTTTGCTGGTGGATTTACTTCACAACAAGTTATTATTACATTAGCCCGGCATAATGCAGTATTTGCTTATATTATTGAAGAACACTTTAAAGTCAAGGTAAATTTGTTATCAGTAAACACTATGCGTAAACAATTGTTTGGTAAATGTAGAATTAAAGGCATCAAATCCAAAGACTTTGTTAAATCTGAATTAGAATCACTATGTCCAGATGTAGTTAAATTTACGGTTCTTAATAAAAAGGGTAATTGGGATGAAAGAAACGGTGATATGTATGATGGTATAGTATGTGCATTATACAAAGATGAACCGCAACAAAATATTAGAATTAGCAAAAAAGATAAAAGCATTAGCCGAAAAAGGTAATGGTGGTGAAAGAAATGCGGCTAAAGAAAAGTTAGAACGGATATGTCAAAAATATAATATATCCGATAGTGAATTATCTATATCAGAAGAAACTAAAAATTATTACATCGTTATAAATGATAAAAATGAAAGAGATTTGTTAATCAATGTATCATGTATGATATTGGATGTTCCTGGATTCAAATGGAAAGAAAAAAATAATTGTATTTGTATTCATATTACTCAATCAGAATATGAAAATATTAATAACGCATTTGAATACTATAGAGACATGTACAATGATTATAAAAGATATTTGATGCAAGGAATAATTTCTAGACATGCGATTGGTTATATCCCAAAACATCAAACATATACTCAAGAAAATATTCAACAAGATATTCAACCAACTCCACCCGAAGATGTTAAAAAGGAAGAAAAGGAACAAAAAACCGAAGGAAATGATGATAAAACATCAGATGAAAACAAAAATTCCGAAGATAAATCCGAAGATGTTGTTGATGAAAAACCAATTGATCCGATCAAATTGATGAAGATTGCAGTTGCATTAGATAAAAATCCGTGGATTAAAAATGATCCAAATAAAAAGTTGATAGAATAAAAGTTTTACTGTAAAGTATCATTGATGTTGTTATATCAAGAGACAATAGTATCCGTTTTAAATAAACTGTTGAATCAGACTCCCAAGATTCGTAAGGGAACTGATGCAGTTTATCATTGTCCTTCTTGTAAACATTATAAAAGAAAACTGGAAATCAATTTACATACAGGAAAATATAATTGTTGGGTATGTGGATTCAGTGGAACAAGTTTCAAGACTTTATTTAAGAAACTAAATGCACCCAGTGAATATTACACATGTATCGGATTAAGTCAGAAATCGTTTTCCAAAAAGCCGATTGCCGATTTTGTTATTTCATTTGAAGATGAACCAGAAGAACAAAAATTGGTAAGATTACCCAAAGAATTTAAACCTATAAGTGAACCAATAAACGAATTGGAATATAAACATGCAGTAAAATATCTTAAATCCAGAAATATTACCAAAAATGATATAGTAAGATATAATATTGGGTATTGTACTGAAGGTGATTTGAAAAACAGAGTGGTTATACCATCATACGACTGTAATGGTATATTAAATTTTTACACTGCTAGAAGTTTTTTTGAAACCAAAGGATTAAAATATGTTAGTTGTTCAGCATCAAAGAATATAATTGGGTTTGAATTGTTTATTAACTTTGAACAACCGATTACTTTGGTTGAAGGTCCATTTGATGCAATTGCAGTTAAAAATAATTGCATACCATTGTTTGGAAAGACAATGAGCAAACAGTTAAAATTAAAATTATTAGAAAACGATGTTCCGATGGTACATATTTTATTAGACAATGATGCGATAAAAGATTCCATCAAAATATGTGAATTTCTAATTAAAAATAGTATTCCAACAAAACTAGTAATGTTAGATGGTAAAGATCCAAGTGTAATAGGTTTTGAAAAAACTTGGCAAATGATAGATAGTTGTGATACTATGGATTTCGAAAAGTTGTTTAAGTTAAAACTAAGAATATAATATGGTAAAATATCTTAAATCAGATATAAAAGAGTTCAAGAATGTGTTTCATATTGCTGATATTCATTTGCGTCTTACAAAAAGACACGATGAATACAATCAAGTATTTGAAAGATTGTATAAAGCAGTAGAAAGGACACCCGCAGAAACTGTAGTTGCTGTTTTAGGAGATGTTTTACATTCTAAGAGCGATCTTTCACCGGAATGTGTAAAGATCACTACTGAGTTTCTACAAAATCTTGCTGACAGAAGACCAACCGTATTAATCGCTGGTAATCATGATGCTACTTTGGCTAATAAAAATAGATTGGACAGTCTAAGTCCTATTGTTGATGCAATTAATCATACAAATCTATTTTATCTAAAAGATTCAGGTCTTTATATTCTTGGAGATATTTTATTTAATCATTATAGCGTATTTGATGAACCAGATAAGTATATCAAGTTCAAGGATATTCCAAAGATTTATCTAAATGAAACCCGTTACAAGATTGCTCTATTTCATGGACCAGTAAATAATGCAATTACTGATGTAGGATATAAAGTTGCGAGTAGAACCATTACAAATGAAATTTTTGACGGTCATGATATTGTATTGTTGGGTGATATTCACAGACATCAAGTTTTAAGCCAATCTGATCCAATCATTGTCTATGTAGGTTCATTGATTCAACAGAATCATGGAGAAGAACTAAAAGGACATGGATTTGTATTCTGGGATTTAAAAACCAAAGTATTCAAACACTTTGAAATTCCAAATGATTATGGTTTTTATACAGTTGAAATAAGCAAAGGAAAATTGCTTACTGACATTTCTGATATGCCTAAAAAGGCAAGATTGAGATTGAAATGCTTTGAAAGTGTTGCGACTGAAGTTAAATCTGTATTGTCAACAATTAGAGAAAAATCTGATGTTACAGAAGTGACTTATGTTCGTGTAGATTCACCAAATTCATCATCTAGCAATATCATTGATAATACTAATTTTAATTTGAGTGATGTATCAGATGTTGATTATCAAAATAAATTAATTACAGAATATCTTAACAATAAGAATTTTA